TAAGATGATAAATTCAGTACGACAAACAGTGATGTCTGTTTTGAACAAAAATAATTACGGATATATCTCTCCATCAGATTTTAACTTATATGCTAAACAAGCACAGTTAGATATATTTGAAGATTATTTTTATCAATACAACAATCAGATAAATAAAGAAAATGGTGTAGGTGGTAGAACTATTACTCGTAGTTCTGGTACTGGGTATGCTGACATTACAAAAGGACTAGAGGAGGTGATAGATTCATTCTCTGAGACTAAGCCATTGTTAGGTACTTCAGATGCAGTTAATGTAAGTAACTACTTTCTTCCATCTATCTCTACAACAAATGATGACTACTACCTTATTAACAAGGTTTACATATATAGTAAGACACTAGTATCTAGTACTAATACAGGTTTTGATGCTACAGGTAATTTAGTAATAGACAGTGCAGCTACGTTTCAAACAGCAGGTGTAAAGGCAGGAGATATAGTTTCTACTATCACAGGAGGGATAACTTATAATGTACAAGTTATTTCAGTAGACAGTGAGGAACAGCTTACAGTGGCATTGCCTACGGGTATTGTATTGTTTGAAGCAGCAGCTAAAAAATATAATGTATATAGTGCTGATAGTATGAAGGAAGCTGAGAAGGTTACTCACAGTAAAATTACTATGTTAAATAATTCAATGCTTACTAAACCAACGCTTACATATCCTGCGTATACACAAGAGGGGATAGAGCTGAAGGGATATCCTTATACCATAACAGGTGTAGGTCAGGTTGTAGCACAGTATATTAGATTTCCATATGTTCCTAAATGGACGTATGTTTCTCTTACAGATGGTGAGCCTTCATTTGATCAGACAGCAAGTGACTATCAAGACTTTGAGCTACCTAATGATGACGAGGTAAACTTAGTAAATAAGATACTACAATACGCTGGTATGTCAATAAGAGAGGTTGCTGCCACTCAGTTTGGGCAGGCACAAGAAGTAATGAATAAAAACGAAGAACAATAATTATGGCATATATATCAGAATATCAGTACTATACAAACGGAATTGGAAACCCAGTTGATGTTGAGAATCAAGTAAATTGGGGTTCTTATCAGTATGTATCTTTAGAAGATATTGTTAACAATTTTATGTTAATGTATACAGGTAACCACAGTTTAGTAAATAACGAGCCAAGGTATAAGATTCTATTCCACGCTAAAAGAGCGATACAAGAGCTGAACTACGATGCCTTCAAGGAAATTAAAATATTAGAGTTAGAGGTGTGTGACACATTAAGATATGTGCTTCCATCCGACTATGTGAATTGGGTGAGAGTTTCAATGTATAAAGATGGAGTGCTTATGCCACTTACTGAAAACATTCAAACTAACTGGTCTAAGGCTTATCTACAAGACAATGATTGTTTTATAATGTTTGACGATGATGATAACCCAGTCAGTCCTGATAACTCTATGATAGACTTTCAAAGGTTGCAAGGGACAAAGAAGAGTATATATCTAAATGAAAACTCAAAATACAACGGCAAGTCAGGTTGGTGTGTAGACGGTCAATGGTATTTTGGATACGGTATAGGATCAAGATTTGGTTTGAATACAGAGACAGCCAATGCAAATCCTACATTTAAGATTGATGCAAAGAAAGGAGTTATCAACTTTAGTTCTGGAATGGCAGATGAGTTATGTATCTTAGAGTACGTATCAGATGGTATGGAGAACGGAAACGATAGCTTAGTAACTGTAAATAAATTATTTGAAGAGTTTATTTATGCTTACATTGAGTTCGCTATTTTAAGTTCTAAGGTAGGAGTACAAGAATACATTATAGCTAGAGCAAGAAAGAGAAAGTCTGCTCTATTGAGAAATGCAAAGATTAGAATTAGCAACATTCACCCTGGAAGATTATTACAGAATCTAAGAGGTAGAGATAAATGGTTGAAGTAGTATGGCAAAACTATCAAGGAATTTTACTGCAGGAAAGATGAACAAGATGGTCGATGACCGTCTTATCCCTAATGGAGAGTATATAGATGCGTTGAATGTACGTATGGGTTCAACTGAGAATGCTGAGATTGGTGTAATTGAAAACACCAAAGGTAACGAAAGACTTACCACATTACAGTACAACGGAGAAGAACTATCAGAAAACGCTAGATGTATTGGTGCTTTTGAAGACAGTGCAAACGAAACATTATATTGGTTCATCCACGACTCTTCATTTGGTATTGGAGCTACAAGTAAGTTAGACTTGATAGTATCATATAATACTATTACTAAAACAATAACCTATCACGTTATTAGTATAGATGATGGTGACGGTACAAATACCACACTTAACTTTGATGCTAACTATTTGATAACTGGAGTTGATTTAGTAGAGAATCTTTTATTCTTTACAGATAATATAAACGCTCCAAGGAAAATAAATATAACTAAGAGTTATAACCCAACTGCTTTAGTAGATGACTTTACTGATGAGGAGTTATTGGTAATTAAGAAGCCACCTGTGGCAGCTCCACAAATAACTTTCACTAATACATCAGAAGAGGTTACTTACTTAGAAGAGAGGTTTATTTGTTTTGCATATAGATATAGATACGAGGATAATGAGTACTCTGCTACCTCTGAGTGGTCAGATGTGGCATTTGATCCAAAGGAGTTTAGAGTTTCGTATGAGACTTTCTTAAACGAGGGACTTGTAAATGAGTACAACGCTGTAAACATTACATATAACACTGGTGGTCCATTAGTAAAGGGAATAGACTTGTTGTTTAAGAATGCAGACGATTCAGTTATAAAGGTAATAGAGAAGATAGACAAGCAAAAGTCTAACATACCTGACAACATTGAAAGAGGGTATACGTTTACAGAGAGTAGTATATTTACTATACTTCCAGAGTCAGAGATACTAAGGTTATTTGATAATGTTCCTAGGCTTGCAAAGGCTCAGACCATTATGGGTAATAGACTGATGTATGGTAACTACGTTGAAGGTTATGACTTATTAGACAGTAACGATGAGAAGGTAAGGATAGACTACTTTACTGATCAAGTAAACACTCCATTTGGTTCTGAAGATGTTGATGCAACTACAGCTAGTTCTGAATACTTTTTTGGGGGTACTAGAACAGTTGCTAATAGTGCTATATCATTTGATTTAAGTGGTAAGGAATTAAAAAAAGGCAAGGTATTAAGTTTTACATTTAACTTTTCACATCAAGGTTGGACACCTAATGCTAGTATACTTTCAAATACACCTAAAGCATTGCCTTTTATATTTACTCTACCAAGAGACTTTAATAACGTAGTTGCTTTAGTTAACAGTTTAGAGTTTGTAGATGCTATAGGTACGGTAAGCACAATACAACCTATATCAACTGCAGCAAGTGTAGGTACATTAACAGATAAGTATAACGCACTTTGGGATAACCCTATTATTTCTAACAGTATTTCATATAATTTAAATGGAAGTGCAATAGAACAACCAACAGCACCTCCTTATGTTGTGCCAATAGAAGTAACAACAACCAATAATAATACTGTAAAGTTTAGGTTTAATTCATTGCGTTATGAAAATGCTTCGTCTCCTGGTAATTATTTTTATGAAGACTTTAGCTGTATATCAGCACAAGTTTCAATATCAGAAACATCTAGTGGAAAAAGTTTACACAGTAACAGAGGATATGAAATAGGAATGGCTTACTTAGATGAGTATGGTAGAAGTACTCCTCCACAAGTTAGTTTAAATAATACTGAATTTGTTGGATGCGACAAGTCATCTACTGCAAACTCTATAAATGTATATATTCCAACTACACAGAAAGCACCGTATTGGGCAAAGAGATATAAGTTTTTTATTAAGCCTGATACAGAGACATACGAAACTATATTTTCAAATATATGGTTTGTAGATCCTGACAATGCTGACAATGTTTACTTTTTATTAAGAGGTGAGAATGCTCAAAAAATTACAGAAGGTCAAAGATTAATTGTAAAGTCAGATACTGATGGTGCTACAAACTCTTGCGTATATGTTACAGTATTAGAAAAGAAAGCTCAAGAGGCAGGCTTTATTGAGCCATTAGTGCCAGGAACTTCAGACGTAATACCTGTTCCTTCAGGAGTTTATATGTTGCTGAATCCAAATGGTTTTTCAACTGAACAAGAACAAAATGCTGTAGTAGATGACTCAGAAAAAGATACTGCAATTGAAGGAGGTACTTACCCTACTGTTGGTATAAGAACAGTGGTATTTGCAGGAGGAGGAACTTATGATCCATATACAATACCTGAAGGTTCTCAAATTATTTTTGACATTAATTTTAATAGACCAGGAAAAGGAAATTGTACAACAAGAACATATGACCTTAATAGAACTTTTAC